AAACCCATCCAGCGAAAGAGGCCACTGCTGCGACCCAATCGCCTTACCCAGATAGTTCTGCGCATGGGCCGTGGCAGCAGCAACAAACCCCGCCAACATCGCATCCCACTCGCTGGACTCGATCCCGATATAGGCCTTCACCTGCGCAACGGTGACCGGTCCACCGGCTGCCGACTGCGTCAGAGTGAGACCCACATTACCCTCCAAGCCCGTAGGCACCGAAAAGGGGCAGACCACCGGCCCACCCCTTCCGTTCTTTCATGCTTCCCGAACCTGCGATCAGGCAGGCGGATTTGCGGTCGGCGCGCGGCTCGCATTGCCCAGCACCCACATCCCCGACATAAACAGGTTGCCGGTGTTGTTGGCCGGGGTCACGGTGGCGCGCAGATAGCGCTTGATGCCGGTATAGCCGATCTTGCGCACTTCGTTGTCGTCGTCGAACTGGAAACTGGCCAGCGCCTCGGTGCCGTTCAGATAGGCATCGGCAACAGCGGCAAACGTCGAGTTGTCGTCACTGTCCTCGATCAGGACGGTGAAGGTTGCATCGGCGTCGAAAAGGGCGCCGATGGCCAAGGCCAGCATTGCCGCGCCAAAACCCTTCAGGTCCGCCACGGTCGAAACCTGGGCGGTGTTGTCGGTCACTGCAGCCACCGGCTCGGAAACTTCGTGGAGACAGTGATTACCGTCGGCATCGATCACCGTCACCCAATATCCCCGCCGGATCATCACACCCGGCGTCAGCCCCGTCACCGGCAACGATGTGCCAGCGGCCCCGCTGCCATCCACCGTGCCAGCACCACCGGCCTGCACCGTGCCGCCCAGCGGCATCGCTAGGCGCAACCCTTCACCCTTGGCCGAAATCATCAGCGATTTGAGCGCCATCGCGCGCTCATAAGTCATCGTCGGGAATTCCACGGTGATGGCAAAGCGCCCCCCCGGCGTAACCACCCGCCCGGCCAAGGCCCCACGCGAAGTCCGCACATCAAACCCGCCCGCTAGCGGTTCATACCCAACCACGCGCGGAGCATAAATGTCAGGAAGAATGATCAATGCACTGCCCCCCGCTCATCCTGAGCCTGTCGAAGGACGTCACCCCGGGCTTGACCCGGGGCTAGGCTTACTTGTTTCAACATCACCGAAACCCGATCTGCCGCGCATTGCTCTTGCCAATGCGCCCAATGGCCGTCTGCGCCCCGCCCTCGACAATCGCCGGTGCGGCAGACGCCACACCCTGCATCACATGAACATCGAAATACTTCGAAGGCAGCACCTGCACCGACATGCCCCCCGGCCCCGTCCCGTTGGGATAGACCGAAGATCCGCGTGGCATCTCAACGATTTCCGGGCCGCGCTCACCCACCAGCGCCAGCCCACCGGGATGGAACGACGTGCCTCCCGCATAGGCCGGGATGCGCGGTGCATTGATATTGGTCTGCACCGATTTGCCGAACACCCCCATGCCGCCCAGTTGCAGGCCGACGCCAAGGATGGCCGAAATGATATTCAGCGCCCCGCCGCCCTGCACCGCACTGGCAAGCCGATCGAGCGCATTGATCGAATCCTGCGCCATCTCGCCGAATGACCGCGCGATCTGCACGTTGGCGACTTCTGCCTTTTGGGCAGTATTTTCCATTTCTTCTCTGGTTTGCGCCAGTAGGTAATCAAGCCTTTTCAGGTCGGGCTCAAGCGACTGTTGAGACATCATCTTACGATATGCGGGGATTCCAAGGTGAAGGCCTGATGTTTTACCCGTCAGGCCTTGGCTAATATTGTCGTTCGAAAACAGATTTGACGCACTTAGGTTGCCCGGCTGCATCCCGGCAAAGGTGCCCGATGCACTGGGCGAAAGCGTGGACCCGCCCGCAAACTGCGAAAGCCCCCCGCGATAGGGAGACCCGGTCTGCAGCATCGGCGCGCTGGAAGTCTTGCCCCAGCTGCTCGCAGCCTTGCTTGCGCCCGCTGGAGCGGCGGCACGCGGCACAACCGCCGTCGCGCCGCTCGCTTTCCCCTGCGCGTTGAGACCAGCCTCGACAATTTCAATAACCTTAAAGCCGCTCTGTAGCGGGTTCAGGACCATCGTCCCAAAACCAAGCAACTTGCCGATCTGCGAGTTTTCCAACTTAGCGCCAAGATCCAAAATCTTGATCAGCTTCTCGGCCAGCTTTGCCAAGCCTTCAGCGAATTGACCGATGCTGGTGGCATTGTTCGCCACCACGCCCGCAATGCGCGTTCGATGCGCTGGGCGTTTCCGTGCGCGATGCCAATGGCAACGTGAAGGATGCCGGTGACCTGATCCCGGAAATCGCCGCAGCGCTGGAAAAGATTCCTTCACCGGCAGAGCGGGCTTCGGCATTGGTCGATCTGTTCGGCAAGTCCGGGCAGAAGCTGGCCCCGCTGATGGCCGAAGGCGCGGGCGGGGTGAACAAGCTGCGCGAGGAAGCGGCGAAGCTGGGGCTGGTCCTTTCCGATGAACAGATCCAGAAAGCCGATGCCACGGCAGACAAGATCGCCGCGCTGAACCAACAGTTCAACGCGCG